AGCCCGATGCGTACTGAACGTTGGTGCCCTGGTCAAGTGCGGAACGAGCAATCGTGTCCAACGAGACACCAGCGTTGTAACCAACCACGTTGGCAACTACTGGGTCAATGTCCACGAACGAGGTGCCACGCAGCTTGGCGGTGGTGAGTACGGCGTTACCGTATTCGGCCAAGGTCAGAGTTACCTGTGAGTCGGAGAGTGCAACGGTAGCCACGTCGCTGTTCTCGGACAGAGCCGAGGACGAGATGGGCAGGTCGTTAACAATCGTGAACGTTACTGAAGAACCAGGCATCGACTGTGCGGTGGGCTGGACGTCAGCAGCGGCGTCAAAGTACAGCTCAGGACGAAGGGCGAAGTACGCCAGTCGGTCGTATGCTGCCTTTGAGAAATCAAGCGTGCCTGAGCCGGTGTAGGCGTCAGTACCCGCTACGTTGCCAAATTCATTGGCCATGGTGGGTTCCTTTCAAGGAGATTGTGAAAGGCTTAGAACATACCCGTTGTGGTGACGCCGACCTTACGGCCTACTTCACCAGATGCGATTCGCATGACTTCTTCGACGCTTGAGGCGTTGGCCAAAGCAGCGTAGTACTCCTGAGTCGGGTCTGGTGTAGCACCAACCGAACCAATAGTCGCACCCTGCGCTCGACGCAATGCTTCGAGTTCGATGTCACTCGATGGTGTTGCCTGCTGAGCGGGAACTTCCAAAATGCCGTACTCACGGGCCTTTTCGCGGATTGCGTCTAGGTCTGCTTCGCCACGGTACGCGTCACGGAAAAGATTTCCGAGAGGCGAGTCTGGGATTCCTGCCTTCGCCAGCAATACTTCACGCTTCTGATTCTCAAGTTCCTGGCGCATCTGCTCCAGTTCCTTACGAGCCTTTTCTGCTTCTCGCAGCTGCTTCCGAATATTCGGGTCTAGCGGCTGGTTCTGCGGCTCTTCATCAAATTCGTCATCGTATGCCATGCAATCGCTCCTTGCGGGTACGCACTTTGCCAGAGGTTAACAAAGCGGAAATTCAGTTAATACACGCTGGTACGCACTAAGGTTGTGTGACCCTTAGCGGGGTAGGGACCAGCGCGCCTGCGGCCAAACAGGGCCAATCACCTACTTAGATTGTACAACCTGGAAATCAAATGTTACGACATTATGTTCGGGCGGAGCCAAGCCCGACAACGCCCTTGGCGCTCTCGGCGTAGCCACCACCCTTTTCAAACGGGGCAACCTTGGCTTCTTCGGCACGGGCAACCTGGGTCTGGGCAGCGACCTGGTTGATGCCGCTAAATCCGGGCAACTGCGCCGCGATCAAAGTGGCCGTGTTGACAGTTGGCGTCCTATCACCAGGCAGCGTCTTGGTCAATTCCACGTCACGGCTGGCTCCTAGCAGGCTTTGCTGGATCTGGTTGACACCGTATGCCAGGCCAGAGTTGCCGACCGTACCGGCCAACTTAGCCATGTTTGCGAGGTTTTCAGCCTGGCCGAGACCAAGGCCGCTCAGACCAACGCGGGTGGCATAGTCCTGGATTTCAGCCGTGGCTACCTCACGCTGCATGTCCTGGAGCCCCTGGCCCTTGCCCTTAATCTTTGGCGTGTTGCCGGTGATCAAGTACTGCATAATGTCGCCGTGGTTGATACCAAACTCGTTGTTGAGCAACTGCTTGACATTGGGGTCGGCGTTGGCAACCGCTGCGTACACGTCCTGGACTCGCTGCGAGTATTCGGTAGCCGACACGTTGTGGTTGAGCAACTCGCCAATCTGTGCCTGGGTTGGCATCGGAGCGCCGTACTGCGTGGCCTCGTCCATGATCTTGCCGCTGTAGGCGAGGTACTGCTGCTCGGTCATGTGGATGGCCGCAGGGTTGGAGTTGTACGCCTTGAGACCCGGGAACGCCGTTTCGTACGTTTGGTGCAAAGTCTTGTCGACCGCTGGGCCAAGGTTGCTGGGGGCGCCACGCAAAATGTCCAGCACTTCATTCTGGCTTGTGACGTTGCCCTTGGGGTTGGTCACAATGTCCTTGATGAGAAGGCTCATCTCTGGGCTGTCAATGCCCCATGCCGTTAGGTCGGCATCGACGTTGGCCCACGTGGTGTACATGGCGGACTTGCTGGCGCCCAGCAGAGCAGCCTGATTGCCGCTCTGAAGCGTTGTAAGTTCCTTGGCCTGGTTTGCCATGGTAACAACGTCAGTGGGGTTGATACCGCCCAGGTTGCCCTTCTGGGCCACCAATGCGTTTGCGACAGCGGCGAATGACTGGCTAACGTTACCGTACTGACCGCTGCTGATCCCGGTAAACGTCATCAGGGCGCTTTGAACGTCCTTGGGGAACATTTCAAAGATTGATGCCAGGGCGTCTGCTGGCGTGAGGGTGCCACCAGTCACGCTTGTCGCGGGGAGCGTTACCTTCTTCCCACCGTACTTCTGCGCCTCTGCCATAGGCAGGCCAGCAGAATGAAGTTGGTAAGCGTCAGGGAGCGTGACTGTGCCTTGGTTGCCGCCAAGTTCTCCCTGGATCAAACTATCAAGGAGTTGCTGGGCGCTTAACGGTGCCCCTGTTTTGTTTGGGGTGGGGTTTGGGGTAGTTGTATTGCTCATTAGCGGCTCTCTCCAAAAATCTGCTTAAGTTGCTGGTGCACACGCTGGTATTCTCGGTCCCCGTCCTCGGTCGAGCGCCAGTCAAATGAAGGCTCGGTCTTAAGGTACTTTGTCCACTGGTCTAGTGACATGGGGGCTGGGCGTCCGGTCGCCTGGTCGATCTGCCCTGACAGAGCAGCCGAGTGGCGAGTGTTACCAATAAAGTCGGGCTCAAACTGTTGGCCGAGGACTTGCTTGGCAACCTGGCGGTATGGCTCCAAGAGGTAGGCGGTGGGGATGCCTGCCTTAATCTGGGGCGCCAGCGTGGGGTAGAGGCCCTGTGCCATGGTACTAAGGTACCCCTCAAACGCCTTAGCCTTAGCCTCTGGCTCACCGATGCTGGCGTCGACAATGCCCTTGATCGACTCTTCGCTCATGGGCACTTGGTAGTTGTGGGCCAGTGCTTTCATCTGTTCCATCTGATCCCCGGTGGGGGTAACGGGCACCGATGGCTGCTCTGGGGTAGGTGTCATTGACATTGCTATTCCTACTTAGTTGGGATTTTTGCTAGGACGGATGTGAGGAGGTTTGCGTACGGGCTAAATTGTTCGCTCTTGGCAAGTTCCTGGCAGATGTCGTACCACTTTGTGCTAAGGCGGAAAGCCAAACGGTTCTGGCCGTTCAGTTCGTACGCTGTCACCTGTTCGGCAAACTTGTTGTACGCGTCGTTCAGCAGTTTCAAGTTTTCCAACTGTTGATCGCCAATAACGCTTGCCGCCCCTGACCAGTTGACAAAATTGTTCATCTGCTGGACGACCAGGGATTCGCGGCCCTTTCGGGTGTCACCAAAGGACGAATTGTTGTACCACACGGAGTCGTAGTTGGAACCAAACCACGTGGCGTAGTTTTTCATAATGTTCCAACCCTGGTAACTGATTTGGTTTTGAGCGCTACCCGGGCCGACCCACTTACCGTACTTTTGGTAGAACACTGGCTCAACAAAGTTGTACCACCAGTCGTTGCCGAGGTAGGTGTTGACCGAGTTGATGTAGTCCTGGGGGCTGTCCGTGGCCGCCAAGTTGTGCTTAGTAAGGATGCGGAACGCGCCTGGGTTGTAGGTTGAGTTACGCGGGATAATCATTGCCATTAACGCGGGGTACTGCAGGACAGCATTGGGGTGCTTCTGCCACATGTCGACAAACGCGTTGTCCTCGGGGAAACTGCCGTACGGGTTCTGGTGCTTAGAAACCAAGTCCAGGATGTTGTACGGGTTTTCTTGCGTCCACTTGGTAACTGCCTGGGCGAACGTGTACGTAGGGGTGCCATCCGCGTTGACCGCGTTCACTAATTTCTGGAACGCTGGGTCCTTTGAGAACTGCATCTGCACACTCAAGGCTGCCGGGGCGCCGAAACCAATGGCCATCTTTGCGATGTACATGCCGTACGAGGCGGCACGTGCGCGGTCCATGATTTCGTTCCACTGCGGCGTCTTTTCCAACTTGACCATTTCAAGGTCAGTAGCGCCGCTCAAAAGCAATTC